AAAAAGATGTAGCCGTTGGTATTAAATTACCATTTGGTAAACCCAATGGGTTATTTGCTCAAAGTTTTACAACAGAAGAGCAAGCAACATCTAATTTAAAAAATCTATTATTGACTAGAAAAGGTGAAAGACCATACCAACCATTATTTGGTTCGGATGTATATTCTTTGCTTTTTGAAAATATAGATTTAGATTTGGATGGGAGAATCTCAGATACTCTTTCAGAAGATATTAAATTTTGGTTACCCTATATAGTTATTGACAAGATAGATGTTCAAACAGAACCTGATAGAAATTTTGTAAAAATTCAACTTAGGTTTAGAGTTACGGAGCAAGGTGCAAACCAACAGATAATAGTGTTTTATGATTCAGCTGGAAGTACAATAGAGTAGGTTTAAGATATGGCAAATAAAAAGAAATCAGATTTAGTACAAAAGGATGTATCGTTAATCGGTAGAGATTTTGGAGAATTTAGAAAAAACTTAGTTGAGTTTTCTAAAAATTACTTCCCAAATACCTTCAATGATTTTAACGAATCATCTCCTGGTATGATGTTTATGGAAATGGCATCGTATGTGGGTGATGTGTTATCATTCTATACAGATACACAATTAAGAGAATCTTTATTAAGTACGGCAGAAGAAAATATAAACCTATTTAATATTGTAAACTCATTAGGGTATAAACCAAAAAATATTATACCATCATCCGTAACAATGGATGTATTTCAATTAGTACCAGCAACTGGTGTTGGTGATAATGTAAAACCTGATTTTGATTATGCATTTGATTTAAAAGCGGGTATGATAATAGGTTCTACTGATTTTAGTGATGTAGAATTCACAACAATATCAGGAATTGATTTTTCATTCTCATCCTCATTTAGTCCAACCGAAGTATCAGTTTATCAAATTGATGAAAGTACAAACCTACCTGTTTATTACTTACTAAAAAAGCAAGTTAAAGCTACAAGTGGTAAAGAGGAAGAGAAATCATTTGAGTTTGCAGGGCCGAAGATATACGATAAAATTAAAATTGAAGCAGATAATTTAATAAGAGTAAAAAGGATAACCGATTCAGATGGTGATATTTGGACTAGAGTTCCTTACTTAGCACAAGATACTGTATTTGAACAAATAGATAACAATGAGGATAACTCAACGTACTTACATCAGTATAGTGGTGATACTCCTTACCTATTAGAATTAAATAGAGTTCCTAAAAGATATGTAACTAAATTTGAAGATGATGGTATTTTAAATATTTGTTTTGGAGCCGGTATATCTTCAAATGCAGATGAAGAAATTATTCCCAATCCAGATAATGTAGGTTCAGGTCTTTATACAGAACATGAAAACTTAGATTCATCATTAGACCCATCTAACTTTTTATATACAAAAACATATGGGGTAGCACCACAAAATACAACACTAAATGTTACTTACTTAGTTGGTAATGGTATTGTTGATAATGTTCCCGCTAATGATTTAGTAGATATTGTATCAAGCAATACTACTTTTAAAAATGAAATAAATTTAAACAAAAATGTAGTATCGTTTTGTAGACAATCATTAGCTTGTTCAAATCCAAACCCAGCGGTTGGTGGTAAGACTACAGAATCACAAGAAGAAATTAGACAGAATGCTATGGCATTCTTCGCAGCACAAAATAGAACTGTAACAAGAGAAGATTATGTAATGAGATGTTACGCACTTCCACCACAATTCGGTTCTGTTGCTAAAGCATACTTAGTTCAAGATTATCAATTAGAACAATCTAAGCAAGATGGACAGTATATCAATACTGAGATTCCAAATCCATTAGCATTAAACTTATATACTTGTGGATATGATAACACAAAGAACCTAACACATCTTAACGATGCAACTAAATACAATTTAAAAAATTATATTTCTTATCATAGAATACTAACAGATGCAGTAAACATAAAAAATGCACATATTGTAAATATAGGATGTAATTTTGAAATTATAGTTTTACCTGAATTTAACTCTAACGAAGTTTTATTAAGAGTTATTGATAGATTAAAAGATTATTTTGATATTGATAATTGGAGAATTAACGAACCAGTTAATTTATCAAAAATTTATGTTGAGATTGATAAGGTAGATGGAGTACAAACTGTAGTAAGACCTGATAAAGATGGTAAAGGTGGATTGCAGATAGTGAATAAATTTAACGGAAACTATTCATCAAACAAATATAGTATATTAAATGCAACTAAGGGTGGTATTATATACCCACCTAAAGACCCATCTATATTTGAAGTTAAGTTTCCAAATACAGATATTAGAGGACAAGTTGTAACACAACAATTCTAAACGAGGATATAGTATGATTTACAGAATATACGGACAAAAAGATACTACAATTTACGAATTGAACATTCGTAAAGCTCAGAACACTGGTTTAGATGAGGTGTTAGAAATTACCAAGTTCTTTGATGAAGATTCAAACACATTAAATGTTGGTAATAGTAGAGTACTTACACAATTTGATTTAACTGATATATCACAATCAATTGTAGCAGGTGATATACCAACATCTTCTAACTACCAATTAAACCTAACATCAGCTGGTGAATCGGGAGTTAAATCTGAATATACATTAGAAGTGTATCCAGTTTCACAAAGTTGGTCTGAAGGTTCAGGTCAATTCTTTAATACACCTGTTAATACAAACGGTTGTAGTTGGGAACGAAGAAATACAAATAATTTGTGGAATGTGGGTTCTACATCAATATTAAATGGATTAGATGTTGAAACAGTTCCAAAGAGTGGTGTTGTATTATACGAATCATTTGCCAATGGTAGTGGTTCAGCTCACCTAACAGAATCTATTAATGATTTCAATGGTAACGCACCATTCGCAACAGTTGTTGATGAACAATTAGTTATATCAGCATCAAACTTTGCTGGAACTACATTAGTGTTCCCAGCATATCTACAGACTGGATTTACATATGGAGTTCAATTTCAAATAGACCCTAACTCATTTAATGATGTAGCATTTAGAATTAAAGACCCTAATGGGGTTTTAAAGAATCAAAGTGCTTACGAAGGTATGGTGGGTTCGATAACGGCATCATCAACTCAATCATTTGATTTAGGAGCTACAGTAACTGGCCAGCATGAATTAAGATTTACTTTCTTTGATGGAAGTGGTGATGGTACTTCAACAACAGGTACATTTGATGAAGTTTATGTTTATCAAAAAGCAGGTAACTTAATTGTATGGGACACATTCACTCAGAATGAAGGTGATTTTAAATTAAGAAATAGAGTAAACGATACATTATCTAATAGTGTTAGAATGTTTGCATCCGAATCTAAATTAAATTTATACGCTGATAATGGGGGAGCAGATGCACAATATTCTGTAAATCTACAATCTGGATTAAACTACCAAGTATCAGCATCAATAGATAAAGGTGATTTTACTTCTATAGATTTTACAATCTACGATACCAATGGGTTACCATTAAGAACAGGCATAACAAACCTCACATCATCATATACGGCTAACGCAACACAATCAATATCATTTACACCAATAGTAGATGGAGATTATATACTTGCATACACATATTACAACCCATCGGGAGCTGCAAAAAGTGGTTCTATAGATGATTTTAGAATAGAGTATTCAGGTTCATTAGATACACCAGAAATAAGTGAAGCAGGTTTTATTAAGAATTCAGGTGGTGCAACTTGGTACACATCATCTTTAAATAATACATCATATTCTCAATCATTTAAAAAATCAACAACCGACTTAAATGTAGAAGTTACTCAGTATGTTAATGATATATTAACTGGTTCAAGACCAAATGATGGGTTTATAATTAAAAGAAATGTTTCAGAAGAGACTGGTTCTATTAAATATGGTTCATCGAAGTTTTTCTCAAACGATAGTCATACGATATATGTTCCTACATTAGAAGCAAAGTGGGATGATTCATCATTTACAACAGGTTCGTTATCAGCTCTAACAGCAGGTGATATCACATTATATATGAAGAATCTTAAAACTGAATATAAAGAATTATCAAGAGCTAAATTACAAGTTGTTGGTAGAGAAACATATCCACAAAGAAGTTTCACAAACTCAGCACCATACAACCAAATTAAATATCTACCCGCAACTACTTATTACCAGGTCAGAGATGTAGAAACAAATTTAGTATTAATTCCATTTGATACAACTTATTCAAAAGTTAGTTGTAATTCAACTGGAAACTTCTTTGATTTTAGATTTAATACATTACAACCCGAAAGGTTTTATCAATTCGAATTTAGAGTTGACAGAAGTAGCAATCAACAATATTTTGATGGGTTTATATTTAAAGTGGTAAGATAATGGCAGTAAACAATTCACCAAGCAATAGCTCAAACCTTTTGAATATAACAGTTCAAAATGAATCAGAAAACTATCGTAACATAAGACGAAATAGTTCAAAACAGATTGTGTCTTATACAATCGAAGAAGGTACTCAGCCAGATGAATATGGGTTTAAAAGAATACCTGGTGAGG